TAAAATATTCCGCTGCTATTAAGAAGGATATATCGGATTTTGAGTCTCTAAGGCGCTCCTACTTTGGAAAGATAAAATTATCCAATAGAAAAGGAACTCCTATAGATACTTATTATGATGAGATAAAGAGCATATATCCGTATTACTTTCCTGAAGAGATAATTAATCCTTCGGATCAGCTCCTTAAGATCCTGGAGGTATTTGATGATAATAAGCCTCTTCATGAGGACTTTAGGCCATATGCATTTATGTATCACTGGCAATTCTGTATAGATGATTGTGTATGCTTTGGCCGTACCTGGGAAGAGTTTATGACTCTGATCCGTACGCTGGAGAAGCGTATGAACTTATCTCTAACTAATAGACTTGTAATATATGTTCATAATCTTCCCTTTGAATGGGCTTTTATGAATAGATTTATAAACTATCATGAGGGATTCTTTAGGGAGGAGCGTAAGCCTTTAAAGATCGTTACTGATGAAGGAATAGAGTTTCGCTGCTCCTATGCTCTCTCAAATATGTCCCTGGGAAAATTTTGTGAGAATGAGGAAGGAGTAACTCACTATAAGCTATCAGGAGACGATTACGATTATATGAAGCTCCGTACTCCTTCAACAAAGCTATCTGAGTATGAGGAAGGATACTGTTACAATGATGTAAGAGGGCTCTGTGAATGCATAAGATCTAAATTAAAATATGATACAATGGCCGGAATGCCTTTAACTTCTACTGGTTACGTAAGGAGAGACTTAAGGGAGTCGGTAAGAGGCGATAAGAAATATAGGACTCTGTTTAGAAATAATGCGCTTGATTCTCATTTATATACACTATGTAGAGAAGGCTTCAGAGGCGGAGATACTCACGCTAATTTAGACTATGTAGATCAGACTATCCATAAGGTACATTCCAGGGATATAACAAGCTCCTATCCAGCAACTATGATGATGGGATTATTTCCTGAGACAGCTTTTTTCAAAGTTAATCCTTCTACTTTTGCTAATAGGGATATGGCAGAATTTGCGCTGCTTATGGAAGTCCGTTTCGTAAATATCAGATACAGAGGTAATTGTGGTATTCCCTATATAGCAGCAGCTAAGTGTAGAAAATTTACGGAGGATCACCTGATAGATAATGGAAGGATACTCTATGCGAACGTGCTGGAAGCGGTCATTACCGATATCGATTACAACATAATACTCTCAGAATATGCCTTTGATGATGTCTTTATGAAGGAGATCTGGGCTTCAAGGTATGCTCCTCTTAATGACAATATTAAAAATACTGTAATGGAATATTACCGACTTAAGACATTATTAAAGGGAAATGAGGAGAAAATTTACGAATACAGCAAAAATAAAAATAAGGTTAACGCTTGTTTTGGCTGCTTCGTAATGAGAATTGATATGCCGGAGATCCGCTATGATGATTCTACTCATGAATATATAACTACAGAAAATGATCTTGATGATACACTTGCTAAATTTTACAAAAACAGAAATAACTTCTTAAGTTATCAGCATGGATTATGGATCACAGCTGGAAGTAGGTTAAGACTCCGTAAAATGCTGCATAAGGTCGGTGAGGACGTAATTTATTGTGATACAGACTCTATTAAATTTATCGGAGATAAACATGAGTCAGAATTTGAGGAAATGAATAAGACTATCATCCAGGAAGCTCTAGCAGCCGGAGCATATGCTGAGACAGCTGAAGGAGAAGTAAAATATATGGGTGTATGGGATGATGAAACTATTACTAAAACTGGGGAGAAACATTTATATGAAGAGTTTCGAGTACTGGGCGCTAAGAAATATGTATATCGTCAAGGCGATAAGATCACTTCCACTATCGCCGGAGTTAATAAAAAAGCTGGAGCAAAATTTTTTAAGGAAAATGGCATTGAAGCTTTTGAGATAGATACTAAGATCGAGAACTCCGGACATTTAACAGCTTATTATAATGACGTAAATATCCATGAGATCACTGTTAACGGAGAGACATTTTTAAGCGCGTCTAACGTTGCCCTGGTAGATAATACATATACTATCGGAGTTACTGGAGAATACGAAGATTTAATATTAAAAGCTCTTGATAATCGTACAGATTTAGAGTATATTTAATATGTAATATTTAATATTAAATATTTGAAAGGAGATAGCAATATGACAATAGAGCTTGCAACCAGGAAATTAGCTTCAGAGCTTCAAAAAATGTTTAATGAAGAAGAGATATCAGTAAGAGAATCCCAGGAAGGACTTTTCGATATTATTCTTTATAAGTCTACCCAGTATACTCTGAATGTATTTAATAAGACAGGAGTTATTTCTTTATCTAATCACAAATCTCATGTGATCCTGGATAAGAAGGACTTCTATCAGATCTGTTTGATGTAAGGAGGATGATAATGAATAACAATTTTGTTATTTTACAGATTGAAGGTAAAAGTAGAGCTCATTTATATAAGATTGATGATGCTGCTATCCTTCTTGCACTTGATAAATTATTATTCAATATGGAAACCGCAGCCAGTTTTAAAACAATTTCAAAAATCGATAGAGTTAAGATATATAAGGAGGAAGAAAATGATAAAACTAGTTGAGCTATATGATGCTTCCAGACTTCCATGTATATTATTTGATGGTACCAGAATAACATCAGATTTTATTAAAACTTATGGATATGCTGAAGTAGATATGTTTACTTTTGACTGGAGGACTATGAGCTGTGTAATATTTCCTACTGGAGCTTATACAGAGGAAGATCGGAAGAGGTGGGATGTATGATTCATGTTATGAGAAGAGATATTGATAAAAAAGAAGCTATAATAGCAGCGCTTAATGAGGCTGATCTCAGGGATGACTTCCAGGCTATTTTCGGTGCGATCCTTGAAAACACCGAAGTAACAATGATTTTCTTAGAGGAACTTTCACATATACAACCAAAATTGGAAGAGAGGATTAAAGATGTACAGAACAGTATTAGTGACAGTGATCGAAAATAGGATCACTAAAGAGCAGCGAGAGATCTATGGAAGATATGACGCTGTAAAGCTTGAGAATGATGGTTTTAAGATCGTTGATTCTTTCAAGCGTAAATACTCAATGAGTGACTCAGACTTTGCCAAACATGGCGAAGCTGTGAACTAATATTCTTTTGGCACAAGCGCAATTTATCACAAAAACAATTTTAAGGAGGTAGCAAAATGAGTTTTGCAAACAGACACAACAAAGGCGGTATCGATTGGGAGATCGATACTAAAGATTTTCCTTTCGCAACAAGGGAGGCATGTTATAAAAAGGATCCTGAAGCGGTATATACCTTAAGAGGTATCTACATCAATACAAAGGGAAAGTTTGGAGATCATCCAGTAGCTATTACAGATACTATGTTTATCGACTTCCCTGATTACATGACAGATGAAGTAAAAGAGATCCTTAAGACAGCTGAAGATATCGAAGATATCAAGGCCGGAAAAGTAGGTTTTGTTATCCAGGAGTTTACTGATAAGAACTTTGGGAAGCTCTGTTATGGTATCAGCTGGAAGGATCTTTGATAGGAGAACTTAATATGAAATTTTTCGATATCGCCGATTACGAAAGTGATCTAAAGGCCTTATCGATAATAATCGGAGGGCGCGGTATTGGTAAGACATACGGCGCCCTTGATTATTTGATAAGGAATAAGAAGCGCTTCATCTATATGAGAAACACTAAGACTCAGATCGGAGAGAGTGCTACAGACTTTGGAAATCCTTTTAAGAGACTTAATAAGGATAAGGGATATGATATTCACATTTATCCTGAGAAGGAGCATTTTAACATCATAGATGATTCTACCGGACTTAATATCGGTTATGCTTGTCCGTTGTCTATTTTTGAGAATTATAGAGGCGCTGATATATCAGATGTAGACTACGTATTATTTGATGAGTTTATCGAGAATAGAACTCTTACGTTCGATCAGTATAAGTGCTTTGTAAACATGAGAGAGACTGTAGGGAGAAATAGAGAGCTCCTGGGAGAAGCTCCTCTTTATAATATCCTTTTATCCAATTCTCAAAGTCTTAATAATCCGATCCTGGTAGGAGAAAATCTGATTCCTATTATCGAAGGGATGAAGAGAAGCGGCCAATTAAAGCATAAGACTAAAGATCTTTTATTATTCCTTCCAGTATCAGAGATCTCAGAACTTAAAAAGAATACTTCTCTATATCGTGGTAAGGAAGGTACCAGGATATTTAAAGAAAACCTTCAGAATGAATTTGCTAATGATTCATTTTATGGTGTAGAAAAAAGGAATATTAAAGAGTATAAGCCTCTATGCAAGATTGATGATATGTACATCTATATTCATAAATCAAACGGAAGTAAATATATCTGTACTATCCAGGCAACTAATATCCCGGAGTTTTCAAGTAGGGATAATGCTCTTACCTTTTATCAGTTTGTAGGTAGGTTCTTAATGCTTGAATATGCCCGTGGGTCCGTGAAATTTTCTGACTTTACCACTAAATCGAAGCTATTAAAAATTATTGAATAACGTAAACTTATGTTCTATACTATGAATAGGGAAGCTGAAGGATTTGACTCCTAGCCGGGGATTGGAAGATCCGGAGTCGGTTGGCTACCTCCTTGCTTCCCTCCCTCGTAAAGGAGTAAATATGACACTAGAAGAATTTAATAAATTATCAGATGAAGAAAAACAGCTGGAGCTTGATATTGTAAAAGAATCTGAGCAAAAGGTTTCAGATCTTACAGCTGAAAGAGACTCACTGAAGAAGGAGCTGGAAGAAAAACAGATCATCCTGGATGATAACAAGAAGGAGCTTGCAAGGACTAAAGAACTTAATTATACACTTGCAAGAAAAGTTGATACTCAGGGCGATAAAAAATCATTTGAGGAAACTCTTCATGATATATTTTCTAAAAAGGAGGAAAAGAAAAAATGACAACTGAACAGATCTATACACTGGTTAATGAAGTTAATGCTGAAGCATTCGGAGCTAATTCGCTTTCTGTAGTTGACACAAGTACACTTATTTCCCTGGGAAATACAGTTCTTTCAAGCTCAACTAATACAGAAGCATTCCTTAATACTTTAGCTCAGAGGATCGGAAGAACTATTCTTCGCTTCAGAGACTATCGTAACAAGCTTGGCGATATGGTTCTTAATGATTTTGAGTATGGAGCAATCCTTCAGAAGATCAAAGTCATTATGCCAGTAGCTGAAGAGGATCAGTCTTATGATCTTATTGATGGTCAGACTGTAGATCATTATGAGATCTCTAAGCCTCAGGTAGATCAGAAGCTCTTTGTGACAAGAACTCCATACCAGTTCAAGATCACAATTCAGAGAGAACACCTTAAGGAAGCTTTCCTTTCAGAGGCTGCTATGGGTGGATTTATCGGAGTGATCTTTGGTGAAGTAAGAAACGCTATAGAAGTATCTCTTGAAAACCTTGGAAGAGTTACACTGGCTACAGCTATAGCTGAGACAATCGGAACAGCAAGAGAGATTAAGCTTGTTACTGACTACAATACAGATGTACAGCCAGCTACTCCTCTTACTCCTGGAGACGTTTCAGTTCTTAATGATGATGATTTCATGAGATATGCGATCTATCGTATGAACAATATTAAAGATGCAATCCAGGATATGGGACAGCTCTACAATGATGGAACAATGGATACATTCACACCAGCTGAGGATCTTAGACTCAGAGTCCTTTCAATGTTCCAGCGTAAGCTTGAAACTGTAACTCAGTATGCTGCTTTCCATGATGAGCTTGTAGGGTTTGATGGTGAGTATTCAGTAATCAACTTTTGGCAAGCTCAGCAGTCTCCTATGGCTATCAATATTAAGAAGCCTTCAGATGGAAAAGCTACAACTTGTGATTGTGTAGTAGCACTTATGCACGATCGTGATGCTATGGGTGTTTATAAGATTGATGAAGTTGTATCTACGACTCCTTTAAACAGTGCTGGTCTTTACTACAACACTTATTATCATGAAAAACAGCTCCGCTTCATTGATCTTAGTGAGAATTTTGTAGCATTCACACTTAACTAAATATGGGAGGTAAATATGGCTACACTGACTTATTACAGCTTTTCAAAGCGTCATAGGTCAACACTACAGCCTACCTCAGGAACAGATATTCCAGATGTTTACTTAAAAGACGGGTGTAGTATAACTAAGCCCGTCTTTTTGCTAGAGTTTGATTCTCCTCCGACTTTCAATTATATGAAGTATGAAGGGAGATACTATTTTGTTACTGAGATAAGGAATGTAGCTAATGACTTATGGGAAATAGAAGGAGAAGAGGATTATCTCTCTTCCTGGAAGAGTGAAATAGGATCAGCCCAGGCTATGATCCTTTATGCTTCAGGAAGTACAGCTGATATTATTGATCCCAGGATTCAAACAACTTCTCCAATATACGTAAGTACAGAACTGGATAATATATCAGATATCACTCTTACTGATAATAACCAGGGAACTATCATATTATCAATAACCGGAAAAGGATCCTTTGGAAACTATGTTATGGAACAGAGTAACAAAGTATTTGAGCTTATTGATAATGTTGATGTATTCGCTAATGCTAATATCACAGATGCTGCTACCGGATTAAAACAGCTTTTCATGGGAGGAAATGCCGGAGCTAATATCAAGGGAGCTATAGCGCTTCCTTTCCTCTCCAATAATATGCTTGCCGGAGGAATAGAAGATCTTTACCTGGGAGCTTATCCTTGTACTGATTCAGGAGGAAATGCTATAAGAGGATATAAAGTTACTGATCCTATCGCTAAAGGATCTTTTGATGTTAATATCCCCTGGAGATATTCCGACTGGAGGAGACACTCCCCATATACAGCTCTGTATTTATATCTTCCTCTTATCGGTACTATGGCTCTTCCAGTAGATGATCTTATAAATGACAGTTCGATACATGGAAATTATGCTATCAATATTACTTCAGGCTCTGTATCTGTAGAGATATACGGAAACACTTCAGGAAAGATCATAGCTACAGCTTCAAGTAATTGCGCTATGGCTACTCCTTTTGGATCATCAAACATTGATGTATCTCAGGCTGCTACCGGAATAATATCAGGAGCTACAGCTATTTTAGGAGGACTTGCTGCTTCTAATCCTTTAACTAAGGCTTCTATCATGATCGGCGGTACAGCTGCTTCTATCGCTGGATTCACCGGAGCTTATAAGGGAGAAAATTCAGGAGCTGGAGGACTTGGTGGTGGATCTTCTCATGGTCTTACTAAAGTAGTTCGTCTTACAAGTATCTCTAAGGATCTTACAGATTCCCAGGCTAACCTTGATCCTATCATGGGTAAGCCTTTAATGAAAAAAGATACTATAGGAAATTATTCAGGATATGTTCAGACAGACGGAGCGCAAGTTATAGGAGCTATGCTTGGATCTGAAGCTGAAATGATAAACAGCTTACTTGATGGAGGTATCTATTATGAGTAGACATGATAAGAATATTCCTTTTGAAGATCTCCTCAGGAATTTCTTTGCCAGGAAGCCAAAGGACGTTGACGGAGTAGCTAATACATCAAGCATATATTATAGAAATAAGCTCTTTAGGTTATTCCTTCAGAGGTATGTTATCGAAGGTATGCCAAAAACGTGGGAATTTGACTATTTTAACGAGCATTTATTCCTTGATGGAGTAATAGGCATTACTGATACTACAGCCGGTATTTTAGCTCTTAAATGCGGTTTAACGGGTATTGGAATTTTTGAACAGCCGACAAAAACGATATATGCAAATCCGGTACTGGGAAACTTTGAGAGGACTATAGGAGAAGATTGTGAGATCATAAGACTTCAGTATAATTACCAGGGTATCGGCTGGATCCTGGATAGATACGCTACGCTCCTTGCTATGTGTGATAGTTCTATCGCTGTAAATCTCATGAATACTAAAGTTACATGGGTTTTTGGAGCTACAGATAAAGCTCAGTCTGAGACTTTCAAAGCTATCTATGATGATATTACCCAGGGTAAGCCAGCTGTATTTACTTCCAATCAGAATGTAGGAAATCTTAAAGAGCAAATGTTTGTTATGCCAGCAAAGCAAAACTTCATAGCTGATGATGTACAGCTCCTTAAGCGTAAGATCTTAAATGAATTCCTCACTGATATCGGAATAAATAATACTAACCTGGATAAGCGTGAGAGGCTTACTGATGATGAGGTCAACGCTAACAATGATGAAGTT